GTTGTCGGCATCGGTGCGCGGCAGGCAGAGCCGCAGCGTGAACTCCGCCCGGCAGCGCTGTGTCACGCGGCCCAGCAGGTTTTCCCGCCGGTCCAGCACCGTGATGCCCCGGCACCACAGCCCCGCCGTGTACGGCGCGGGGCCAACGTCCCCCACCGTCAAAGAAAGCCCCTGCAGGGCAGGGGCCCGGGCCAGAAAGGCCGTCATTTTTGTAAGCATGGTTTGCCTCCTTCTCTAAAGCCTTCTCCGAGGGGCTGCGCTCGCAAGCGCGTGTCGGAGCGCAACCGCCGAAGGCGGCTTTTAGCGCGTAGACTGAAGGTGGCGCCGCAGCGCCGGATGAGGGCAGACTTCGCGCGGCCCTCCCTTTCATCGTTCGGCCACGCAAGCTCGCCCCTCATCAGCCGCCTGCGGGCGGCAGCTTCTCCCCCGGGGGAGAAGCCAAAAAATCTCACCTCGTCAGGCTCCTCACGCCCGTTCCGCTTCCGTTCCACCAGGCACCGGCCTCGACATGGTGCGGTTTACCGCGCAGCCGCATCGGCAGCACGTACTGCACCAGCGCCGCACCCTCCACCGCCGCGGGCACAAAGCCCGGCCAGTCGGCCCAGGTCAGCGCCGGGCCCTCGCCGGGGAACAGCCTGTCCCCCGGTGCCAGCGTATAGTCCGCGCCGTACCGGGCCGTCGTCTCCGGGATGACCACCAGCAACGCAGTGCCCCGGCGTGTGCCGCCTGCGTCGGGCAGCTCCCGGCGGCCCTGCTGCCAGCAGACGCCCCGCAGTACGGTGCGCACCACGGTCTGCGCCGCCGCGTCGGCGTGGTAGAGCGTCACGGTATCGCGGTACAGCTTATTCATGGGGCAGCCACCGCCCGATCCGCAGATAGTAGCCCGCCTCGTGGCGGAAATGCGCCGCCCGGTCTGCCAGCGTGCGGGAGCACAGCTCGGGCGGCGCGGTGTAGGTCTCGCTCACGCTGCCGACGCTCACCTTCGCAACGCCCCGGGCTTCATCCTCCTGCGCGAACTCGTACATTGCGTCGGCCACAGCGCAGAGCGCCATGCTCTCGGCCAGCTCCGGGTCCAGCCCCTGGCGCGGTGCCACGGCGTACATCTCCCGCATACGGCGCAGCTCGTCCCCGGCGCGTCTGATGAAGCGGGGGAACTCCTTCTCCGGGATGTCCTCGCCCAGGTAATCCTCTACGTAAAAGGTATAATCCGGCACGCGCACGCCCCCTTACGCCTTGAACTTTGCCAGCACGACCTTAGCCTCATTGGACAGCACAGCGACGTAAAATTCGTCCGCCGTGATTTCAGTGGTGCGGGTCTTGGGCTTGCGCTCGGTCTCAATGTTGACCTCGCGCTTGCGGTAGATGGTCAGCGCCGGGATCTCGTCATCGACCTCGGGGTCGGCCTCCAGCTTGACGATGGGGCAGGCGTAGACGCCTTCGGCCAGCGGGACCTTCTTGCTGGGCACAAGGCGGCAGCCCGCGATCATGCCGATCTCGCCGGTCAGGCTGACGCCGGGCGTGTACTTGTCGGCGCTCAGGAAGTCGGGGTTCTTGCGCAGCTGGGTGACCTGCTTCGGGTGGATGAACAGCACCTTGTCGGAGCAGCCCATCTCCTCCTCAAACAGGTCAACAGCATCGACGATGGCGTTGTAGCTGATCTGGGCCTGGCTGCCGTCGTAGATCAGGCTTGCGGTCTGCAAAGCGTCCATGCAGTCATTGTCGACCTTGGCGGCAATGGCCTGCGCCAGCTGGGTATTGGCCTCACCCACCGGGTTGCCGTAGCCGGACAGCACGGCCTCGTCGGTCAGGCCGATGCCCTTCATGGCCTTTTTGATGGTGGCCTTGCGGGTGGAGGTCGTCATCTTCTCAATGGCGACCTCGCCGCCCTCGGCCACGTCGGAGGCGTCGCCGATGTAGGTGTAGGCGGGCACGGTGATGGTATCGCCGGGCACGCCCTGCAGCGTATCGTCAATTTTGGCAAACGGTGCCACGCGCAGCTTCTTCGGGATGCGCGCGGACACCATATCCCCCATAACCTCAGGGTCGATCAGTTCGGACAGCTTCGTGATGAAATCAGACATATAGTTTCTCCTTTTTATGTGTTTTTACTTTTGTACGGTAGGGGCCGGGCATGCCCGGCCCGCCGGCTTTTTGTTGGTCGCCCCTTTATCAGTTTGCTTTGCGGGGAGGGGTCTTGACCCCGCCGCGGCGGCCAGAGGGCTGGCCGCCCTACAAACTCCCGTGTACGTAATTTGCAGGGGAGGGCTTTCCCCCTCCCGCGGGGCGTCGAGGACGCCGCCCCCTACAAGCCTCCCTTGTCAAAGGGAGGTGCCGAGCGTAAGCGAGGCGGAGGGATTCCTCCCGCCGCCCCTCACTTCCTCAACTCTTTATAAACCTCCGGGTTCTCCTTCTTCAGCGCCAGTCTCTCCCGGTACCCCATCCGCGCAAAGGCGTCGCGGTCCAGCGCTACCGGCACGCTGCCGGTCCCCGCGGCATAGGGCGCGGGGGTCTGCATCGGCTTGTTCTGCTCGTTCTCCATTGTATTTCACCTCACTTTCTGCAGCATCGTAGGGCGGGGTGACCTCACCCCGCCGCACTGCACGGCAGGCTCATTGCGCCCGCCCTGCATCGCCCATAAACCGGCGGCGAATCTCTGCCAGCTCCGCCTCGGTCTCATGCGGCAAATCAAAATACCACGCCAGCGCCAGTTCGGGGCGCAGAAGTCCCGCGTCCACCAGCTCACGCTGCTCGGCCCAGATACGCGCCCGGTCATACAAAACACCGTCGCCCCAGTCGATAGCCGGGGCTGCGGTCTGCGGCAGACCGTCCAGCCCGTACACCGCGCCCAGCGCACTGCACAGCGCCATGGCCTGCTGCACCGTATCCGTCCACGCGCTCTGCAGGTCGCGGATCGTCAGGTCGTAGTCCACCGACGTTGCGGCGATCTCCGTCGCCGTGCGCGGCTCGGCGGGGGTCTCGACCTCGCTCAGAATGCCGCGGCGCAGGCCCAGCAAGCTCTCACACCCGCGCAGAAGATCCTGCTTGCGGGCCAGATAGCTGCCCTCCCGCAATGTCGGGCTGTAGACCGTCACGCCGACGTTGGCCGGGTCGTCCGGCAGGCCGACAAACAGATCGTCCTGCAGCGCACGACGGCCCTGGGCATCGGGGCGCAGCAGATCCTCCGACGCAAAAACGCGGGACGCACCGTTCGCAAATTCGGCGTTCAGCTGCTCCTCGCAGCGGGCCAGTGCGTGCAGCAGCCCCGCCGCCGGGGCGTAGATGCTGACCGCGTCGGTGCTGCCGTCCACACAGTTCATCAGCGGCGTTTTCAACACGGCCAACCCGACGCCCTGCACCCCCGGCAACGCAAGCTGCGGGACCAGCTCCGCACAGGCAGGCAGCGTGGCCAGCGGCACACAGCGGCCCAATGTCTGGCCGTTCAGCTCAAACAGCCGCGTTTCGATGGTCAGGCCGTCCGCGCCCGCGGTGCGGCGCTCCAAAAGGGCGTACTGCCGCCCATCGACGCTGTGCCGCTCCATCGTGCCGACGGCCAGAAGGCTGCCGTGGGCGTCGCGGGCCAGCGGCACGTAGCAGTCGCGCCGGATGGCCGCAAAGTCGAACGCCCCGTCCCGCGGCACGGGTTTCAGCAGACACTCTCCGCCCACCAGCGCGTACTGCATCGCGGTCTTGGCCGCCGCATTCAGCGCCGACAGGCTGCGGCGCAGCGGGTCCGGTGCCTCGGGCGGCAGGCGGGTCTCGTACTCGGCAAAGACCGTGCGGCAGAGCTTGCCGACGATCAGCGCCGCCACACGGGGCGCGGTATCCTCGCCCGCGCGCGGCACGCCGTAGTACAGATCAAACCATTCCCGCACCGCCGCCCGCATTTTGACAGATGTAACGTCATTTTTCCCAAATGCCTGTTCCAAATAGGATTGCAAATCATCCTCTCCTTTCTTCATTGCCACGCGGTAGGGGCCGGGCATGCCCGGCCCGCGGCCTTCCTACAAGCGTCCGTTTTCGCCAGGCTGCGGGCCGCACATGTGCGGCCCCTACATGCGCAACACATTTTAGCTTCCTCTCCTTCTCCACACCCCCTCCACCGCGTACCGCACCGCGTCAATGTGATGGTTGTTCACGTCGGGGTAGCCCGGCAGCACCTCGCCCGTCCGCGGGTCGCGCTCGTACTCGTACTCACTGAACTCCGCCGCCGTGGCCGGGCAGCGCACCGGGTCAATGATGATCGCCGCCAGCCCCTGCAGCCACTTCATGCTCTCGCGCACGCTGCCGGGGCCCTTCTGGGCTGCGCGGCAGGGCAGCCCGGCGGCGCGGTAGTCGGCGCAGGATTTCATCTCTGCGGAATCGGCGGTCACGCTCTCCCACGATTCAATACGCTGCTGCACCAGCTTTGCGGTTTCCTCGTTGGAGGTACGCAGCCGGGTCAGTTCGTCGAAGATATACAGCGTTTTGCGTGCCGCATCATAGTGGCAGCGGTTGAATGCCCACGGGTCGGGATACCAGCCCCAGTCAACACCGTTTTCAATGGTGTCGAAGTTTCGGATAGTCTTTTGCGAGATAGGCTCAAGCCGCAGATTTTCAAATACCTGCGTACCGCTGCCGACGACCTCGCCCAGATATTCATGGCGGTATTTCGTCGGCTGCGTTTCCTTGATGTACTCCGCCTGTGCCAGAAACTTCGGGCCGAGCCATGCAGCAGGGGCTTGCAGGTAGGTCGAATGATGGATGCGCTTGCCCTTGCGTTCCTCGCGGGCGTAGCGGTTTGCCCAGTTGCGGCTGGCAGCCGGAGGGTTGAAGCTGATAAAGGTAAGGCCAAACTCACCGCCGCGCAGCGCAGACTGCTGCACATTGCGCACGGCATCTTCGCCGCCCTTGATTTGGTCGGCTTCCTCAAACCACAGGATACCGATATACCCGAACGGCAGCTTGATGGATTTGATCTTCTGCGGATCATCCAACCCACGGAACAAAATGCGCTGCCCGGTGGGGAGATAGGTGCATTGCAGGGGGCTTTGTGTGCATTTGAATTTCGTGGTAAGCCCCAGCTTGTCGATGGCCCACAGGATTTGCGCATACACGCTGTCACGCATTGTGTCACCGACCTGTCGGGTTACAAGCGCATGGCAATCCGGGTGCTTCAAAAGCTGCAGCACCAACTCCGTGCCGACATAGGAACTTTTCAAGCTGGCGCGTCCGCCCGCTTCAACCGCTTCGTCGATAACGCCCATGTCGATCAGCTTGTGCGTCTCATAGAAGGCGGGGCCGATGATCTCCGACAGCCGTATACGCTTTTTATTCGACGTCATCCACGATCACCACCTCATCGCTGCCGCCGCTCGACTGCATCTCACGGTACATCTTGATTGCTTCAATATCACCGTTGCGGGCTTTTTCGACCAATGCAGCATGGATGGC